TTCCTATACTTGGATTCTCAAATAAAAAGAAGATTCAAAATACGAATGAGCCGCTCGTTTGCACAATCAACAGCCGCGGTAAAAGCACGAATCCAAGCACAAAGATTCAGGTTGAGATATACACTGTCGTGTTTGATAGCCCACCTGAGGGCGTTTATGCCGGTCCATACATCGTTGAGCACAATGATTTGATGCCCGACGAAGAATTTATACTTTCAAGAGCGCTTGATAAGCTTGGTCTGACAGACTCACCAACGGCCGAACAACGTGCTGTGGAGAGCTTCTTTTCAGCTGACAACAACGTCATAGTTCGTTCATTTGAGTCAACACGAGGCCGAGGCCTTGCGGGCGTGATTACTAACGTTTCATTCGATTGGAAAACACCATCATGGGAAATCAACCTCGGTTCAAAGGCACCGCAGCACTGCATCGTTAAAATGACATTTCAGCCGATACATGATATTGCTCCTGGCATCGACGCTGACGGCTTTAACAGGGCACCCGTTTATAACGTTGGACACATCGTTAATGAGGTTGCATCAGACCCATACGGTGATACGAAGACTGCACGAGAGATTCATAAGAAAAACGCTGATGCTGTTGAGAGATTATTTAAGAGCGATGATATCATCGGATAAAACATATGGGACTTAAAAGATACGCACGCGCTCCAATCATTTCTGGCGGTGGTGCATATGGAACATCACTTGCAACGAATGTCATCAAGCAGGCTGTCGATAATAACGTCATCAGAACACGTGTAATCACCCTACAGGGTGTTGAACGTCTAGACATCATAGCTGGTCGTGAATACGGCGACTCGAGCAGCTGGTGGGTCATTGCTGCTGCATCAGGCATCGGATGGGGGCTTCAGGTTGCTCCTGGGACAAGGTTAGTTATTCCTATTGACCTCTCTGAGGTCGCAAACCTGGTGGCCTGATGACTATCGATAGAACACATGAAGCGCTTGACAGGCTTCTATACTACATGGAGCAACCGAAACAGTCGAACATCGACCTTTCTGTGCTGTCTCCAAATCAATCGACGGGTGCATCGACAAAGACGAAATCCGACATCATCAGTGTGCTTTTTAAGATTATGGACGTGTCTGATGGTGGGTTGTCTGCAAAACAGATAGCAAAGCTGTTGAATGACTTTGCAACGAATGATGGAAGCGCAAAATCAGAGATTGATAAGTTCATTTCACTGTATGTTGATGGCAACACGCTCCAGCCAAACAACCTCATCGCTCCAATCATAAAGCAGGACAAGATGAAGCTGTCAATCATTCAGGTTGATACAATTCGTATAACTCCTGCTGGTCGTGATGTCGGTGCAGTGTGTGCATTGCTGACGATGATTCCTACAATAGAGTTATCACGTTGTGTGCCGTATCTTACGATAGACGTGCAGACTGGCCGACCTCCAATTTCTGGTGATAATCGTGTGCAGGGGCTTACAATCAATAAATTTTTGGGTGGAGCCTATGATGTATCAACGAGTCAAAATGAAAAGCTTCTTGTGATGGCGCTACAGGGTCAGGCTAGCATGACAGATGGCGTTGACACGAAGACTGCAGTAGACACGACAGTGTCTGGTATGGAGCTTTTTACATCACCACAGACGCTTAACAACCCGGACCCGACGATTGATGCCCTTCGTGCTGGCGTTGCGCTTGATAAGTTTAAGCCGTTCATGTCGATTGAAAGATTTAGCGTTGAGCTGACGCCACAGGTTGGGTTTTTTGCGTATCGAACCGCAGACCTCGATATCACACTTCATGATAGGTCACGACTTTCTGAGATAGCCGACTTCATAAGAGCAGACCTCTACGGAACGACTGAACTTTCCATTGAATACGGGTGGAGCCATCCTGACACTAGCGGTGATAACATCTACGCAGACCTTCTGAATTCAATGCGAGCCAAAGAAAAGTATGGCATCGTTAACTCACAGTTCTCCATGACAAAAAACGGCGAGGTGAAAATCAAGCTCAAGTTATTCACTAGAGGAATGAGTGATTTTCAGACAGTCAGAATAGGCGACCAAAAATCTGCGGTTGACGCGATAAGGGCCGTCAGAAATCTGCAAAAATCAATCGCTGCAATTAGGGCGAAGCTTTCACAGAGTAATGATAGCGGAAATAAAGAGATTCGTGGCGAACAACATTTATTTTCAAACTCAGAAGACATCGGTTCTGCGCTTGTTCTATCAGACCAATCACGCTCAGTTTTAATGAAGTTCATCGACAACGCTGCAAAGAGCTCAAATGGTGATATCAAGGACCTCGCAAAAGCGTTGACTGACCTCTATGGTAAGAACGGAAAGGGTAGCCAAGCTGTTGCAGACCTCAATAAATCTGTTGCATCAACGATATCAGCGAAGTTGAATGGGTTCAAAAAAGCGACGAAGAAAGACGACCCGTTCTTGTTTAGCGCAAAAGAGAAGCTTAACAAGGTAAAGGACATCAAGATAGACACTGACCGCACAGGCTACGTTTCATTGGGAAGGTTGTTAGCGACGTTCGTTGGGCTTCCGATAGCGACACAGGGTGAAGAGAAGTATGACGATGTTCAACTAATCTTTTATCCGTTCAACGCTAAAGCGGGCGCGTGTAGCAACCACAATATCGCAGAGTTTATCATCAAAATCAATGAGCTTGAGAAGGGCCTTGAGGCGATAGCAAGAAGCAGAGGCCTTCAACTATCATTGCGTGATTTCATGCAATACATCTCAAACAATTTCATCGATGATGTTGCAAATCCCGCATACGGTCTGAGCAACTTCTATTCAACAGAGATAGACCCAAAGACGGGTGTTAGAACGCAACCAAGCGGAAGACCCAAAAATCTTGAAGCGACGAAGCTATATGACCATGTTCAGGCGCGTCTGTTGCAGATAGGGTCTCAGGACGGTGTTTTTAAGCCTCCGCAGATAGACTTGATAATAGAGACAGTACCTGCAGTTGCCATTGACTCAGGACAGCTGCAGAGTGCAGAGAAGCTTCGAACAATCCTCAAAATTCACGTGTTTGATAAATGCGCGACTGCATATGAGGGCATCAGCTCACTCATCCTAGCAAGTAGAGAAGAGGACCTTAGAACGATAGGAAACGTCGCGAACAATATCGCTAGCGAGCATGCTCGCGTCTTTAATGAAACGATAAAACGAGCAAACACCGCGGGTGTCGTTGTCTCAGCGACAGACGTCAAGGCAAAGCTTGAAAAGGTCAATGCTAGCATATCTGAACCCGGTAATGTTTATAACATAACGTTTGACATCGACAAGCTACGAGCATTCATCAGACAGAACGTACCGACGCTGACGTATGGAAGCAATAACACTGGCATCAAGGACGCGACGTTCTCAACGATACAAAACCCAAATCTCTCAACGATACACATGTTAAGAGCAGGTGATGCAGGTCCACTTGCACCAAGTGGTCTTACAAAATCGAATCTTCCACTTCGAACGTTACCCGCAAAGGTAAGCATGACGACTGTTGGATGTCCTTTATTCAGCTACGCACAACAGATGTTTTTAGATTTTATGACAAACACAACGATCGATAACATCTACGGCATCAACAAACTCACACATGAGATATCTCCGGGTCGATTTGAGAGCAAAATCGATTTTGTCCCACTTGACGCATACGGTCGCTATGAAAGCCTTCCAAATCAGGTCGGCACAATGCTACAACAGCTTGACGATTTGCAGAATAAAACAAAGAAATAAGCAAGCAAGAGACGATGTTTCATGCACGCTTGATTTCAATTGAGCTATCTGTCACTGAAACAGAGAGCTCTCTATCCCATTGCATATGACGTCTGTCAGTCCAGCTTAGTTGCTTTTCACATATGTCTGCTGGCATCGCATCATCATCAGACAGATTATTGTCGAAGAACGTTCGAGCAGCGCCTTCAATCATTGATTCATTCAACCTCACACCGGCTTCTTTTACCTTTTTTTCGATGAACAATCTAAATGACCACAGGGCGGCATCATGTTTGACTGTGATTGAGTCTTTTCTGAACTGCTCAATCATCGCTTCATATGCTTTGATGATTGTTGTGTTCTTGATATCAGATAGGTCGACGGGAAGCTTATGCGATACACCTATCATGTCCTCTATTGAGTGTGAATGTATTTTAATTTTTTGACCGCTAGCAACGACACGTGCACCGATGACGTTATATCCGTCGATGCTTTTATCTCTATCTAGGATTTCCAACTTACCGTCATACCATGTGGGCATCGATTCGACGTATAAGATGTCATGATTGTTGATGCAGCACTCAGCATCACCACCCGGGTCAGCTTCGTTTAAGCGTTGAATGAGCTCTTTTGTCTTCATGCTTGTATCATATCAAATGTTGTGTTGTGTTATCAACACCTGACATTAGATACAATGACATGTGGTTTCTGTGTGCATATTAAGAGATGTGTTGGGTGAAAAGCTTGATGTGCTTTATGACACAGACACGATGAAATATCGGATATGCGATGGTGTGCCATCGAAGAGCACATGGGTCGTCGGCGACACAAATGCATTGATGAGCATTGACGCATTGGCATCACTCGGTGGAACACCCATCAGAACGTCTCCACCGAAGCAGTTCAAGGATGCGTATGACATGCTAGCTCCGGGCGTGCCCATTCGTTGGCGGTCTGCATTACCAAAAAGCGTGTTTGACTCATTCATGTCTGGGCTTCTAGATGACATCACAAGAACTCTGAGCTCAGAGCATATGACATACTATACTGACGTGTTTCAATGCATTAGAGAGACATTGGGAGCATTAGAGCATGCTTGCATCGACATCGACAGGCTTGAATCATTCATCAGCAATGAAGCCAACCACACAAATCGGGCTGCACTAGAGACACTCAGGCCTGATGCTGATGGATATGCGAAAGTACCGACGTATGACCAGCTTTCAACGGTGACGGGTCGCCTGACAATCACATCTGGCCCGAGGATGCTTACGCTTTCAAAGCGGTATCGCGGTGCTCTAAAATCTAGATACGTTGGCGGTCGCATAGCGCTTATAGACTATCGCTCACTCGAGGCACGTGTTGCAATGCTTTCAACGAATAGGATACCCCACACAGATGTGTATGCACACGTGTCAGACGATGTCGTGGGTATTATTACACGTGAACAGGCAAAAATCGCCACGATATCGCTACTATACGGTGCATCAAAAAAGACGATTGGACACATGACTGGCCTGTCTGAACCCATGCTATCACTAGCAACGCAACTCATTGCAGAATATCTCAACATCGATGGACTGCTGCGGTCGATAACTGCATCTGCGCATGATGGAATGATAAAAAACGGATACGGCAGACCAATCTTTGTATCAAACGCAAAAAAGCTAATCAATTATTACACACAATCAACAGCGTCAGACGCCGCGGTGCTGGGTTTCAGCAAAGCGATTGCATTCATCAAAGAGCGCTGTATGTTAATGCATCCGTTGTTCATAATACATGACGCACTCATGATTGATATCCATCCTGATTTCGTTGGATACATTGATGATGTAGCACGTTCATGTGAAAGCATCAAGGGGTTTGATGCATCATTCCCAGTCAGGGTGGAGTTTATAGATGTTTGATGATTCAGAAATATCGAAAATAAAGGCAACATGGAAGAGTGAAGAGCATTTTCAAAAAATCAAAGAAAACTGGGATTCATTCAACGGATTGCTTGAGCAGACTGGTGCAAGGGCTCCACAGCTGAAGGAGATGCTCAATCATTTCGGTGAAAGGGCGTGCATTGCTCCAGCGTCGACGCGGATTGAGTTTCATAATGCATTTCCGGGTGGGTTCATCGACCACTCATTAAGAGTCTTAAGGACTGCAATCAATATCTCGGCGGCTCTTAATGTGAAGTCATCGAAGGATAGCATCATCATCGCTGCTGCACTTCATGATTGGGGTAAGGTTGGTACGCTTGACGCTGATTACTACGTCATGCAAGACAGCCAGTGGCATAACAAGCAGGGTCAGATGTATCGCAAGAATGATTCAATCCGCATGCCAAACTCACAGCTTGGTCTGTTCACGATGAGCCAATTTGGCGTGAAGTTGTCGGAGGATGAATATCTCTCAGTGCTCTTGAATGATGGGATGTATGCTGAGGGTAATCGAGAATACGGTATGAAAGAGCCATCACTTGCGTTGATTGTTCATTGGGCAGATAGATGGTCGACGCAGTGTGAAAAGATGCGAACGTCGTTGTTCGATGCCGCCCCTTCGAAGCTTTAATTCGTATTGATTTCGATGAACGATTGATATTACAATGAACCATGCCATCTGACATGGACACTCATATCCTCAATTTCTATGAGGATATGCATCTTCCCTTATCCTCGGTTCCAAGACTCATTAAGAGTGTCATGTCAGGTGAGCTTCAATCTCCTCGTGAAAAGCTTGACGGTCAAAATTTCACATTCACCGTCATCGGCGACAGCGTTCGTTTTATGGGAAAGGGTTGTCCGAAGTGGATACGTGCTCGTGAAGGTCTAAACAGAGATGAGCTTGCTGAACATTACGCTGATAAGCCACAGGTAAGAGATGCATTTCTTGGTGCATATGATGCATTGCAGCATTTGGTTCATAGCTCACCATACGAACTCATTAATTCAATCTTTTATGACGGTGCCGTTGTTGTTCAATCTGAGGTTGTTTCACCGATTAATAGAAATGTTGTCAGATATTCAGGAAACTATGTTTGCATCATTGGTTCTCAACCGATTGGAGCTAGACACTTCGACGGTGTTATGTCAAAACAGCTCCAGCGCCTTCAGGACATCGCACATGACAACGGGATAGTCAATGGATGGACTATCATGGGTGCTCCTTTCGTTGAATTCAGGCCTCTCCAAGAGAACGAGGTAATTCAAGAAAATCTTATTCAAAAGTGGAATGCTCTTACAAAGAGCTTCGGTGGCAATGCGACGATGGGAGACATGCTCACGACACACGTCTGTCATTCTCTCAAAAACAATGTGCATCTTTCGGGTGCAAAGCTTCTTTCTGCTGCACGCAGGTTGGCCTATGATGATGCATCGATAATCAGTCATAGGGAATTTCCCGGCGACACTTGGAGCGAATTCAAGCGCATAGATGATGAACGTGCTTCATTCGTCGGTGAAGCGATACTTCCCATTGAAGAATTCTTTAGAGAGCTAGGTTCCTACGCGATTGACAGCTATGACTTTAAGCTAGCGATAGTCGATGACGTTGACCATCTGACGAGGATGCGTGAGATGGTCAATAACGCAAAGCTTGCATTAAAGGACGGACGACTCTGGGCACCAGAGCAAAGAGTTCTAGAAAGAGCTGCATCAGCCATCAGGCGTGCAGACGTTAGTCATTTTAACAAAAATGTTGAGGGCATCGTTTTCGTGTGGGATGGTGAGCTTCGAAAGCTAACGGGTGCATTCACATGCGTCAATCGACTCAATAGTTATTTTGCATTTGAAAGAGTTCGAATCATATGATTGTGTTGCGTATGCACGACATACTTATGAGTTGTGCCACAGAAACGTAGGAAGAGAGCCCTTCAGCCGACAGCACAGAACGTTAATCCTGTAGAAAAAGCTCCGTTGTTTCCATCGTCGATTGGAAACGTCGGCGGCTCTGCTGGGTCTGCTCGGATTGATAATCCAGATAGAAAAACGGGAAAGATACCCATTCTTACACGAGGAGAACCGTCAACGTCTCCTGATGTTTCTGCATCACAGCTAATGCAAAACGTCATCATGAATGATGATGATAAAGAGTGGTATGACACGCTCTTTAAGAAGCAGTCGAAGTTATTTTTGCAACCACGAAACACTGTCGCTAACCAACCAGACATTGGTCTGAACTGCGCGCTGGTCTTTTCGGGGGGTCTGTTGAGTGAGAACAGCGTCGGCGTGTCATACGGCGTCTTCATTCCTGTACCGAATACGATAGTCAGACAGCTCGAGGCGCTCTACCCAGCGATGCTAGATAGGTTTGCACGTGATGCTAGCCCTGCTCATATATCAGTCGTTTTAACAGATGACCTCAGCGACGAACAGGCAACCAGAGTCAAACCGATATGCATGCAAGTGCTGTCTGCGATGCAACCATTTCAGGTTGAGTTATGCGGAACAGGTTATTTCTTTAATGATGACGCCAGTGTGTTTCATGTTAGAGTATCATCTCCTAGATTATCAGAGCTTCATGAAGCACTGTCTGCTGCGCTTCAAACATCAGGAATTCCAGTAAAATCACACCCGACGTACCAGGGACACATCACTCTAGCGTACCTTCCAAGCGGGCAACAACAACCTGAGATACCGATAGTCGGTTCATGGGTCGTCGATCGTGTTGAGGTATGGAATAGAACATCGCCGATATCGTTAAAGATGGGTAAAGCGACGTGTTTGGGTTGTGTCTCGGGTCTGTGTCGTGTTCATATCGCTGAGGGCAAGAGACGTGTCATAAATGAACCAGATGACACCGATGAAAAGAGTGTGGATGATGGTTCTGAACAGACAGACGAAGCCAGCGGTGGTGGAGCAGCAGCAGGTGGAGATATAAGGGGATACGTTCTTCCGATGGGTAGAACAAATCTCAATAAGCGCCAACGTAGAAAGAGACTTAAAATCAGTGCTGGGTCATTTGGTGGTGGAAGCTTTGTGTGAAAATACCCGTTAGATACATTGAGTGCTGTCTCACTGCATCATCATCCATAACGTGGAGATATGCTAGCTCATTCATCGGGCCTAGAGCAGAGGGATGGAGCATGATATCGCATGTGTGTCTTGGTACGCCTGAATACATCAATGTTAGACACTGTCCGTTTTGTGGCTCTACTTTAGTTCAAAAACCTTTACAAGCGACTGGTTCGTTGGTATAATAAACTGTTCGTTGGAGAGACAGTCTTCATGTCTCTTTTAATATTACGTGGCGCTAGTCTTCATTAAACAGCTTAAGCGTTCATCAAGAGCAAATATCTCTAGAGTGTGTGTATGTCGATGTGATGAATGTGGAGTTTTTTTCGAAAGTTCATTTAAAGCACGGAATAAAAATATACACTTTTGTAGTAGAAGCTGTTATCGTTTAGGGCAGCAAAAGAAAAAAGTCCTATCTGAACAGATAAGACAAACAAACATTAAGCGCCGAGGTGTCGATTATCCCACTCAGTGTGCTGATGTTATTGCTAAACAGAATAAGACAAAAAAAGAAAAATTTGGATTATTAAGCCACGAACTAATGCAATTACGCTTCAAAGAAGCGACAGGTTTATCAAATGCATCTCAACTACCAGAACATAAAGACAAAGTAAAAGCAACATCAATCAGTCGCTACGGTGTTGAGCATCCATTTCAGTCTGACGTCATCAAATCAAAGATTAGAGAAACATGCATCACTCGTTTCGGTGTGTCGCATTATGCACAAAGCGCTGAATATAATATTCGTGCAAGAGCGACGTGTCAGAGCGTTTATGGCGTTGACTGGCCGATGCAGTCTTCATTCATAAAAAATCAGATTGATTGGAGCGCCGCAGTTGAAAAACGACACGCGACAATGAAAAAGAATGGCAGTTTCGGTCGCTCTAAGACAGAAGATTCATTTTTTGATGTGCTCTCATCTATCTTTGAAAACGTTGAACGACAGGTCGTCATCAATGGTTGGGCAATTGATTTTTATGTGCCGTTGATTGATACATTCGTTCAGTTCGACGGCGTTTACTGGCATGGTTATGACAAGACAGTTGATGAACTTCATGTGTCAAATAATAGAAGAGACGCAGTAATTTTGGGAACGAAGCTACGTGATGCTAAACAATGCATGTGGTTTAAACAAATGGGAAAAAAGTTGGTAAGATTAACAGACAAAGAGTGGAAAAAAGTAGTGAAGAGTGGTAATGAAAAACAGCTGGTCGTTAGGCTTTTTAGCGACAAAATGACTGAAATCTAAAAGAGGAATATATGGCTATTGATTTTGACAAGATTCGAAAGAAGGTTGAACAACTCTCGGGAAATAGAAAGTCGGCGCTTTGGTCGCCTAAGGCCGGCCCTGGCGGCTCTGCGAAGGAATACAACTTACGCATTCTGCCGTGGCCAGATGGTAATGACGGACAGCCATTTAAGGAGCGTTCGTTCTACTACAACATCGGCGGTGGGCGTGCAATCCTTGCACCCTCACAGTTTGGTGAATCAGATCCGATTCAGGACCTCATCAATAAGCTTCGTGCTGAAGGGACGCCTGCGTCGATGGAGCTAGCTAAGCAGTTCTATTCGAAGCGAAGGTATTATGCTCCCGTCATCGTTCGAGGTGAAGAAGAAGAGGGTGTTCGGTTATGGTCATTTGGTAAGACTGTGGTTCAAGAGCTTCTTAATCACATGATGGGTGATTATGGAGACTTCACTGACCTTAAGACGGGTCGTGATGTGAAAATCACATGCTCACAGCCTGCTGGCAAGCAGTTCGTTGATACGACTGCGACGCCTCGTCTGAAGGAGTCAGAGGCTGGCGCTGCGAAGCAGGTGAAGGAGTGGATGGCCAACGTTCCAAATCTTGATGAGATTTATGCGAACATGAAGCTGTCTGCTGACGAGATTGAGAAGAGAGTTAACGACCACTTGAATGGCACGTCGTCGTCTGACGGGTTGGAGAAGTCTCCACAGAAGAGGGTTGTTGATACGTCTGATGCTTCAACGATGGATGATGTGTTGGCCAAGTTTGACGCCATCACTGAAGATGAGTAATTTGAGAAAAGTGTAGTTTGATTATGTCTTATGCAGATGAAATCTGCACCATCACGACCCTTGGTATGCACCCGAGCTGAGGCCGATGAGTTCTCATCTGGGCTATGACGGTGCTTTGACATTTATTTTTATGTCTGACAAAAAAGTTAAACGTTCATTTCGTCGCTCACAGATAAAACACAAGTGTAAGCTATGTGGTGTTGGCTTCACCGTTAAACAGTATGCAAATCTATCACCGTATGATAATGTGAGATGTGCCAGCGTTTGTGTCGCATGTGGTCATGTCTTCATCGAGATATAAGCGTGTTGAACATTCCAGGGAAACGTCAGGTCTATGATATCACCGATTTCGTTCAACAAGAAGATTGCACTGCAACAGCGTGTGATTTAGCACCAGCATTTAAGCGTGTCTTTGATGCAATCACGTTGTTATCACCATTTAGACCACAGATGGGAGTTGCTGCGGGTGTAATCACAATTCCTCCCGGTGAATTTGAGCTTCATGATGAGGTTATTCTACCAAGCTGCATGGTAATCAAGGGAGCGGGTGGTGGCTCAGCATCAGCTGCAACATTGCTGCGTGTCAAATCACAAACGAACGGATTCGTCGTGCCACTCAAGGCACAGTGTTCACAGATATCAGACATGGCAATCGTTACGACGCTTAAATCAAACGTTGAGCGTAGCGCAATATTGTTGAACGGTCGAGCAATCATCGAGAACATCTACATCAGAGGGTTCGTTAACGGCATAAAGATTTTTGGAAATGTGAAGGATGCAGTTCCAAGCAACGTAAATGGAGCGCGCGTCTATAACACACAGATTCAAACAACAGAGCATGCTGCAGTGTGGATTAAGGGCCCAGACGCAAATGTAAATGTGTTTACTGCTCTTGATGTCGGGGGCTGTTGCACGAGGGGCGAGTTTTGGCGCCAAGCTCTTGGAGAGCCTGCTGCAATCATTGATGGTTCATTTTTGGGAAACACATTCATAGGTGCCCAGACTGCTACAACGAAAGATAAGAGCGGTGTAGTGTATCGTGGCTACGCTGTCACGGGTGTTAGCGCACGCTCTGTCTTTGTCGGCTGTTATGCTGAATCAGACCAGCTAAAAAGCATGATGTCGCCGCAGACTGTCGTGTGCGGAGGCATAGCTGGGTGGGAGGGTGAGGGTCTTAGAATAGAGGGCCAACGTTTAAGTGGTCTTCGCGTTTCTGGTGTTCCTGCTCCAGGAGATGTATACGCGCCGGAGCTTGTTGCCGGCAATCATGGGCCCCCTGGGACAGTCTTGGCCTTAAGCCCGCCACAGTCAGGCTCAACAGTTCTATCAAATGGTGTGCTTAGATGGCGCCTCATTAATGATATTGGCAATAGGTCTTGGATTCAAGATGTCGCTGGTCTGGGTGTTGGTGTTGCTAGTCGAATTAGTTTAGAGGTTGGACTATACGGCGTGATGAAGATTAAAACTGCAACGACGACGATTTAAGTTGCAGAGCTATTTGAACGTAACTGTATGCACCCATTAAGATTATGACAAGGTGAATATATGAAAAAGAAAGACAGTGTTATCGTTGATACTCCTATTGAAGATGGGCTGAAAGGATTTACCGACAGTCTCATCAAGAGTCTTAACTCTGAACATGGCGGTGGTGAAAAGATTGCGTACAATCTCCTCAAGGATGATGCACCGACGAAGGTTCATCGTTGGATTTCAACTGGGTCTAGACAACTTGATTATATCATCGCCAACAGGCCCGGAGGTGGTCTTCCAGAGGGTCGATTGATTGAGATTTTCGGTCCTCCAAGTATTGGAAAAAGTCATATCGCTGCACAAATTGCTAAAAGCACTCAAAAAATGGGTGGAATTGTTGTATTGATTGATTCTGAGTCAAGCACAAGTGTAGAGAACCTCCAGCTTCTTGGTGTCAATATCGGTAAGAATCTTATTTATTGTGATGCAGTCTGCACTGAACGCGTGTTTGAGATTGCAGAGGGCATCATTCTTAAGACACGTGCTCTTAAGAAAGACGTTCCAGTGACAATCATCTGGGATAGCGTTGCTGCCACATCTCCAAAGGCTGAGCTCGAAGGGGATTATGATAAGGATAGCATCGGTCTTCAGGCACGCGCTCTTTCAAAGGGATTCAGAAAAATCACTAGCATCGTGGGTGCAAATCGCATAACGTTCCTTGCCCTGAACCAGACGCGGACGAGCATCGGGCAGATGTATGGAGACCCACAGGTTCCTCCAGGAGGTAAGGCGATTCCATTCCATGCATCTGTTCGAATAAAGCTCGGGGCTGGGTCTCATATTGAGAATAAGGCAGGAGAAGTGATAGGCATCAACGTTAATGCGAAGACGATTAAGAACAAGGTGTCTCCGCCATTTCGTAAGTGTGATTTTCAAATCCATTTCGGCGTCGGGCTCAAAGAGCATGAAGAGCTGTTTGATTTTCTCAGGCCATTCGGCCCTGGTCGAATCGAGCTCAATGGAAAAGAGTTTGATGTTGAGGTCGAGGGCACAGGTGCGTGGAAGACATTCAGCGTCAAGGATGCAACGGGAAAGCTCATACATGAGAAGAAGTTCAATAAGAATGCATTCGATGAAGTGCTCGATGATGAGAAATTTAAGCCGTATCTTGATAAGCTAATTGAGCTGAGGATGATGAGAAAGATGAATGATTCTGCAGACATCGACGTCGATGCAGAATCATTGGTTGAGATGCAAAGCATCGCTGATGGTTTGGATGCTGATATGGGAGACCCAGAGTCATGATGATTGTGTCGGGTATTATGGGATTTTTATTGGCGCTTTTTTTTGTTCTAGCTTTAGAGGGCTTCAGGGATATGAAGCGAATGCGTGCTGTTGCTCGCCCAGATGTCGTCGAACAATCAACAGAACAGTCAGTTGATGAACATGTAGCGTCGATTACCTCTAATCGCTTCATCGTCGAAATTCCTGAAATTGCACCGTATCTTGTCATAAAAGTGACACAACCGTGCTTTCATATAGACAAGAGTGGTAATAGAACGTATGAGCCGCTTTATATCACTCTTGCAGATTGTCATGATATGAGCACGCTTGTCGATAACCTGTGTCAGGGTAGCACACTCGCGCAGGGTCGCAGGTTCATGTTCACAATCAGGTTGCTAGATGCAATGGGCCATGACATTCGAGTGTGGCACATGCACGATGCTTGGGTCAAGGATGTCTTTATGACGACGCTTGACTACAGCGACGACAAGCCATGTCGTGTGTCGCTGACAATCATGTGTGACGGTCCCATTACATCGAATGTTCAGCATTGATATCTGTAATATGACGTGTGATACCATGTCTTATGCAGATTCAGCTGAAGCTTTCATCTTCAAAGGCTCGTCTTCCTTCACAATCTAAGGATGATATCGGCTTCGACCTATACTCAACAGAGGAAGTGATGATACCCACGGGTAGAATTTTGCCCGTTGATACGGGTCTATACATCGCTCATTATCAACCCCATATCAGGCTTCATTCTCATGAAGACACAGTGTTTCTTCCGCGAGAAAATGAGTGCGACCATCCTGGGCAGGGCTCACAGTACGTCGCTGGCGATGTCATGTTCATTGAGAACCTGACGGTGTGGCCAAAGATTGAGGGGCGTTCGTCATTGGGTATCAAGGGTATCTTTCCAGTTGGTGGCGTGATTGACCCCACATACCGTGGAGAGCTGCGAATCACACTGGCCAATATGTCAGGTAACGATTACACAATCAACGTTGGAGACCGCATCGCACAGATGGTTTTCTACGTCAGTCTCATCGCTCCGAGCATCGAGTTTGAGCTTGTCGATGAGGTCAAACAAACGAAACGCGGGAACAAGGGCTTCGGCTCAACTGGGAGATGATATGAAAGACGAACTCTTTAACGAACTCTTTAAGACACCAACGCAGAAGAGACTTCTTCTTGAAGAGAAGCTGATACTGGCAGTCAAGGAGGAGCTGTATGGGCTCTATCAGGAAAAGGGCATCAACCGTGCAGACGTTTCTCTTCGAACGGGAATTTCATTGAATAGAATTAACGACATTCTTGATGGTGACGACGACATTACGTTGCGTGAGGTTGCTTCTCTTGCCTGGGCGGCCGAATCTCAATTGAGTGATATTGAGTTTCAACCCATCCCACAGGATGATGCTGTGTCTAGCTCTGAGATTTTCAGTGATGCGTGACAAGAATGATGAATTTGAAATTAGCTTGATTCCAAACTTTAGAGCTGATTTTATAAATTTACTTGGATATAGGGATGTCTTACGTTTTGTCCATAATTTTCAACACGAGCTTGTTCATAGTCTTGAGCTAATGAACTCCAAGAGTGATGAGAAGTCTGATGATTGACATGTATCAAAGATTCATTGACGACCTTCATCATGATTTGTGGCGTTGCATGCGTGAAAAGATGCACGGTAATATCGATGATATCGGTCATGACGTCAATCAATCAAACATAAATTTTATGCTTCGAAGCAGTCTTTGGAGTAACCTTGTGTCAGATGTACAAACAAATATTCGTACTCGAAGCAACGAATGGTCAAACGATGCGTAACTTGAATGAGAGACTACATAACAACTTCATCAATCGGTAATGGACTTGATGAAGTCATCAGTAATTACAACCTCAACAGCAGTCTTATATTCAAGATTAGGTACTACCTCAGCGACATCACTAGCGATATTCTTTGTAATTGTCTCATTGAATGTTTAAGTGACAATCATAAAAAAGATGATGGAATGTCAAATGCATAGCTTGAGTAATATTTGTAGTCGCTATCATCAAACCATCTGACATAGAATGGTTTAGACAAAAAAACATCAATTTCTTTTTCACGCAAAAAAGTTGATATCATCATCTCAATCAAAAGCTCGCCAAGATAGCCGGCATCAACTGCAGAACTATATCGACCAGAACGCTCTTTACTTTTCATTTGCTTCGCTAGTCTTTCCTTTTCAGATGCCTCGATTGCATCTCGCAATGCTTTTATTTCTGTCGTGAGACTGTCGATTGCTTGAACAATTTCAAAATCACTCATCTGTGTTCTCATCTCTTTTCGCTATCTTGTTAATTTTTTTGTTGATTTCTATGTCTAAACCAAGTTTATAAAAATGTTCAAAATTACTATAGATGTAGATGTGTTTAAAACTGTTGCGTTCGAACAAATTCACATTTACAAAACTACTAGTGGCTTCAATTAATTCAATCTCAAATTTATCATTCACGTCATGCATTTGACATTCCATCATCTTTTTTATGATTGTCGCTTAAACATTCAATGAGACCATCACAGATGCCAAGATTACTGTGTTCGCTGCGACCAAAAGTAAGCTCAATAAAAAACGCATTAATGAGTGTGTTTTTAACATCGGGCCAAATGTTATGTGAAACTTCATCTCTAAAAACTTTCTCAAATTTCTTGTTCACGTCACGCATCGTTCGTCTCTTTGACGCTCTGTTCGTTCTGTGCGGTTTGCTCGAGGCTGTGCTCGAGGCTGTGCCCGAGGCTGTGCCCGAAGCTGTTGTCCCAGAGGTTGTTGTTCCAGAGGCTGTCCCTGAGACTGTTTCCGAGGTTGTTTGCGATGCTGACCCAGAGGTTGTCCCTGAGACAGTTCCCGAATTTCTTGTTCAAGTCACGCATCGTTGGTCTCCTCAACGCTCTGTTCGTTCTGTGTGGTTTGTGTAAGGTTGTTTCCAAGACTGTTCTTGAGGCTGTCACTGAGGTTGCACCCAAGACTGAATCCGAGGCTATTCCCAAGGCTGTCCCTGAGGCTGTCCATGAGGCTGTGCTCAAGACTGTCCCAGAGCTGTTCTCGAGTTTCTCGTTCAAGTCACGCATTGTTGGTCACTTCAGAATCATGAATGTTTCTGACGTTTCGGAGATTGTCACTAATATCATCCATGATGCTCTGATCTCGATGCACCCAGAAGCTGTCCCTAAGACTAATCGCAAGATTGTTGCCGATGTTAGTACTAACGTCATACCAGAGGCTGTGCCCGAGGTTCTTTATAAAGTCGTCGTAGAGTCTCTTATCTAGATTATAAAATTTTATCACGGATGACCGCTGATGAGCGTAAAAAGCATCTATTTGACTATAAGAAGAGGCTTGTTGATGATATCAAACGCTCAAATGATATAGCTGCGGCTCATGGACTTCAAACATTCACAGACACAGATAGGGTGTTATCATGACTTCTAAGATTATTCATCTAGCTGCATTTGTTTTACTTTTCGGATGTGATATGAAATATAAGTCTATTCCTGAAAAGTCTGTCGACATTTGGCTGAGCGAGATGGGCATCGATGCTAGCCGGCGCAGTTGTGTCAATGACTACCCTGGGCCGATATCACATTGCACTGTTAGCACAAAGGTTGGATATATTCCAATGTTCATAAACCTTATCTGTAAAAATGATGGCTCCGGATGCTACATCAGGCCCGCCGTCAATGAATGATGTTTGAACACATTCACGTAGATTGATGATAATGGATACATGGATGCTCGACCGATTCTTTTCATCGATGCTCTTAACTGCTTTGCACGTCATTACATTAGACATCCTGCGATGTCATCACATGGGCATCAGGCGGGTGGTATCGTTGGGTTTCTCGGCTCGTTAGCTTATCTTACGACGCTTACGAATCCACGAGCAGTATACATCATTTGGGAGAGTGGTGGTTCTCCTCGTCGTAGGGCTATCTTTCCAGGATACAAGGAGGGTAGAAAACCTCCAAAGCTCAATCGATACTACGAAGACGATATTCCTGATTCAAAAGAGAACCGTGCCCATCAACAGCTGTTCTTGACAGAGGTGCTTAAGCATGTGCCCGTCTGTCAGCTGTTTGTTGAGAACTGTGAGGCTGATGACGTCATCGGTTACCTCAGCCGCAACACATTCAGGGATGAGAAGAAAATCATCGCATCATCTGATAGGGATTTTTATCAACTCTTGGATAGAAACACGATGGTGTATTCATGGGCATCGAAGAAATTCATCGGACCAGATGAAGTGAAGGCACAGTTTAACATTTCACCATCGAACTTTGTGCTTGCGAAGGCTGTGTGCGGTGATGTTAGTGATAACGTCCCGGGTGTTAAGGGCGTTGGCTTTAAAGGCCTTGCAAAGCGCTTCGACCTTACGGGTGATGAACCAATCTCTGTTCCTGAGCTTGTTAAGATGGCGAAAGAGAAGTGTGAAGATGGCCCAAAGATATTCAGCTCAATCGCTCAAAACGAAGAGTTGCTTTCTCGAAACTTCAGGGTTATGTATCTTGACACAGCCAATCTTGCGGCTGTTCAAATCATGAGAATCGATTCAATAATCCAATCATTTAAACCTGTTAGAAACCAGATTCAGTTGATGAGAGTGCTCATCGATGAAGGATTGGGCACGTTTGATGCTTTGGATTTCTTTTTCGCATTCTCTAAGATATAAACGCGTTTTTTGTTTTTTTCGAGGTCATTGATGTCAGCTGATGAAGGTGATGTTTCTTTTAAGTCGTTCGGTCGTCCTTTCCAAGAACGAGTGATTCAGGCGCTCTTGTCAGACCATGCCTGGTCGCAGCAGATGATGGAGGTTCTTAAGCTTGAGTATTTCGAGGTTGCACACCTTCGATACCTGTTTGACATCTATCAGAGACATTATCAGACGTATAAAACGTTTCCTTCAATCACGCTTCTTGCCACGATGGCACGCGACCAGCTCAGTGAGGGAAACGATGAGGTGATGTGTGCTCAGGTCGTTTCATTCCTTGGTGGGCTTAAGAGCAATCCAAACATCAATGACCTCCCGTGGGTGAAGGATAGGTCTTTAAATTTTTGTAAGAACCAAGCGCTTAAGCATGCTCTTGAAGAAGCAGTCGATTTGACGAAGAATGAGCGTTATGAAGAGATTGTCGGTCGAATCAAGTCAGCAATCACTGTCGGCACACCCAACACTGCTGGCCACGATTTTTTTGAGGACGCAGAGGCACGCTTCGTTAAAGAGAACAGAACGACTGTCGCAACCGGTCTAGCACATCTTGACACACGTGATGTGATGAATGGTGGCTTGGGTGGTGGAGAACTGGGTTGCATCTTGGCCGGCACTGGCGTCGGCAAATGCGCTCGTGGTAATTCAATTGTTCATATTAAACATGAACAAGTTTTGATTAATGGAAAAGCATATTATCCTTGGCAGTTTGTTATGACAAAACGAGGAAATATCATTGTGAGTGATATTCGAGAAGATGATGAGCTGGTCTGATACGTTATCATGTGCTATCTGTGGATTTGAAGCAGACAGCAATTTAATAACACATATCATTAAGCGACACAACATAACGATTGCTGAGTATAAACTTTTATATCCAGCGAAAGTTGTATTTCGATTTTCTGATGCTGTTAAGCAAAAGATGAGTGATGACAGACGAGACTATAATTCTGTTTATAGAAAAAACATTGCTGCAAAAGAAGCTAAAGAAAATCGCTGTTGGACTGATAAAATCGTATGTAAAATTTGTGGATTTGAGACTGCTTCATCTATTGTGTCTCACATTAATAGAAGACATAACATTACAGGCAAAGAGTATAAGCTAAAATATCCTAACTGCATTATTCAAAGAACAGCAACAGAAGATAGAGAAAAAGCTTCAAAAAATGCTAAAGAAAAATTTAAAGACCCGACTGTACGAGCTGCCTTTCTTGATTGGCGCTCGTTTCCGTCAGAAATAAAACATTGGGTAAGAAAAGGGTTTTCATTTGACGAAGCAAAAGAGTGTGTTAAAGAGTTTCAAATTAAAGCTAGTCTTTGTCAAAACAATAAACCTGAAACTCTTAATGCACGCTCTGAAGCGATGTTGGGTGATAAAAATCCGATGTCATTAGTATCAATTGCAACAAGAGCTGGTATTTCTATTGATGAAGCAGTTAAACTAACGCCATGTTACGGACGCACGAATGAAAAGCATCCGATGTTTGGGAAACATCACACAGCTGACGTTAAAGAACAGATTGCTGCAAATATGCCTAAAGCATTTTATAATCGTTCATCTGGTGAAATTGAGCTTCAAAACGTTTTAAAAGAACAATTTTGTGATGAGCTTATTGAAACAAATATAAGAGTTTTAACATATAACTGTGATATTGTTTTTCCCGTTAAACGTGTTATCGTCGAATATATGGGAGAATTTTGGCATCCACATGCAGACGCATTTTCTCCTACATGGGTTCATCCACGCACAAAATTAACCGCTAAACAGATGTGGGAACATGACAACTTAAAACTAAAAGCATTAACTGATGCTGGCTATAACGTTATCGTTGTGCGTGGTAAAGATTGGTGTTATCGTCGGTCAGAAGTTATTTTTGAGGTTAAAAATGCTATCAATCAGCCGTAATATTGTTGAACGTGATGTTAGTTTGAGTGCGCTCTTTGATGAGCTTAAGATTTCTGGTGAAAACATTGAAGTGTCAGCAAATTTCGATATACAAATTTTATCGTATGATGCTTCTACGAAAAATGATTGTTTTAAGCAAGTTGAGGGTTTCAGAAAAACAGAGCATCTTCCAATATGGCGACTTACTGTTATGCATGAAATGCTTGGTGCAATGTCGCTTGAGTGTGCATTTAAACATAATGTTTTAACAACTGTCGGATGGAAGTATGCACAAAATGTTATTAAAGGTGATTTAATAGTTGTTAGGGGTGGCTATACGGCAGTTGTTGTTGAATCGAATGAGACAGTTATTGAAAATGAGTCCCTATTTGATTTACAAGTTGCTGATACTCATTGCTTTTACACGAATGACATTCTTTCTCATAATTCACATTTTCTCGTTCAGTTGGGAGCGAATGCTGTGAAGTCTGGTCGAAATGTTCTTCATTATACGTTCGAGCTTTCTGAGAAGAAGGTCGGTATCCGATATGACTCAAACCTCTCAAATGTGAGTGCGACTGATGTGCCTGATGAAAAAGAGTTCATCAGAACGCATTATGAATCGAACAAGTCTAACTGGGGTCGTTTAATCATTAAGGAGTATCCAACCAGCACGGCTACAATCATGATGCTGAAGGCGCACATCGAAAAGCTCGCAATCACAAAGTCATTTAGGCCTGACGTAATCATCATTGACTACGCTGACATCATGAGGTCATCTAGGCAGTTTGATTCTCTTCGACATGAGCTTAAGCTGGTTTATGAAGAGCTGCGCACACTTGCAATGGAGCTCAATGTTCCAATCTGGACAGCGAGTCAGGTGAATCGCGATGGTTCTGACACTGATGTCGTCGGCCTAGACAAGATATCAGAAAGCTATGGTAAGGCGATGATTTGTGATTTCATCATCTCATTATCTAGGAAACCGATACAGAAGGCGAAGGGTCTCTGCAACATTTTCATTCCAAAAAGCAGACTCGGTAAGGACGGCATCATTTTTCCTGGTAAGATAGACACATCACGCTCAATCATTGAAGTGCTTGACGCGAACGTTGATTTAGAGGATTTCCAAATGAGTGCAGACACAGGAATGAAACAGCTCCTTAAAGACAAATGGGAGCAGGTCTCAGCAGACAGGATGGTGTCTTTAAGAAGCATCAACAAGGTAGCCAATGGTTCAAGCTCTGGTGAGGATGAATGACGATGGTTTCCTTTAAAGACGCATTAGCTGCATCAGTTGAGTACTTCGGCGGTGATGAGATGGCCGCAGATGTGTTCATCAAAAAGTATGCGTTGCGTGATGAAAATCATGAACTACTTGAGATGACGCCCGATGACATGCACAGACGTTTGGCACGTGAGTTTGCTAGGATTGAGGCGAAGTATCCGAACCCGATGTCTGAGGATGAGATATTTGAACTGCTCCGAGATTTTAGATACATCGTTCCACAGGGTAGCCCGATGTCTGGAATCGGAAACGACTATAGCATACAAAGCCTGTCGAATTGTTTTGTAATCAAGTCGCCGTATGACTCATACGGCGGCATTCTTTACACTGACCAAGAACAGGTTCAGATAATGAAGAGACGCGGGGGTGTGGGTTTCGACATCTCAACAATTAGGCCTGCTGGTCTTATCACGTCGAATGCGTCTAGAACAACTGATGGCATAGCAGTTTTCATGCAAAGATTTTCGAACTCATGTCGCGAGGTTGCACAGGGTGGCCGCCGCGGCGCACTGATGCTTACTCTTGACATCAGACATCCTGACGTCGAGACGTTCATCGACATCAAGAAAGACTTAACAAAAATCACGGGTGCAAACATCTCTCTTCGTGTATCAGATGAATTTATGAAAGCCGTTGAAGATGATAGCGATTTTACACTTCAATGGCCTGTTGACGCAATAGAACCAACTTACACACGCACCGTTAAAGCACGACAGATATGGGATAAGATAATTGACTCAGCATGGAGCGCAGCAGAACCGGGTGTTCTGTTCTGGGATACTGTCAAGCGTGAAACACCGGCTGACATATTTTCAGATGAAGGGTTCGGTTCTGTTTCGACGAATCCCTGCATCGTCGGTGAGACACTCATAGCTGTTGCTGACGGTAGAAATGCTGTTTCAATTAAAAGTTTAGCTGATGTTGGGCAGGATGTTCCCGTTTATTCTACAAATCCTACGACGGGTCGAGTTGAAATAAAAATGGGTCGAAATCCTAGAAAAACTGGAGAAATGAAAGAGGTTTGGAAGTTGATTCTTGATGATGGAAGCTCATTGATAGCTACTCCTGACCATAAAGTAATGTTGAAGACGCTAGAGTATGTTGAGCTGTCTAAGCTCAAGGCGGGCATGAGTGTTTTTCCGTTTTATTCATTCAATTCAAACGGGTATCGACAGGTAGCAAATACTGGTGCTGATATGGCTGGAGGAGCTAAACGAAATCGTCGCCAATATCGATTAATCAATGAGTTTTATCATGGAGATGTTGACGCCAAAAACATCGCAATTCATCATATCGATTTTGATAGCACCAATGATAATATCAGTAATTTGCAGTTAATGACGCATGAAGAGCATAGAGCATTACATGCTGACTGCATGCGCGGTGCCGCAAATCCATATCACAGAATGACTGCTGAACAAAAACATAACTTCGCTAGTCATCCAGGTGAGAAAAATGGGCGTTATTTAGGCGTCACAAATGATGAATTGATAGAGCACGGAAGAAAAGCCTTATCAGAAAATGGACGACTCACAGTTAGCATATGGACAAACTATGCTAAGCAACATGGCTTACCCTGTCATGTTGCTAATGAATTTCGTTTCAAGCGATTTTCTGCTTTTAAAGACAGGGTTATCAATAACCACAAGGTTGTTAGTGTTGAATTTTTCGGTTATGAGGATGTGTTCAATATTACTGTCGATGATAATCACAACTATCATGTTATTACATCTGGAAGCCCAGACGATAAGTTCATTCAAGCGTCTGGTTTGTGTGTAAAAAATTGTGGTGAAATTGTTCTAAGTCCTTATGATAGTTGCAGATTGCTCGTTGTCAATGCTCTTTCTTATGTGAGAAATGCATTCACTGAAGATGCAACATTCGACTTGAAGCTGTTCAACGAGCATGCAGTCAAGGCACAGAGATTGATGGATGACTTAATCGACATTGAGATTGAGCACATCGATGCGATAATCAAGAAGGTTGAATCTGACCCTGAACCTGATGATATCAAAGCAATCGAGACAGCGCTATGGCAGAAGATTAGGGATGCATGTGTCAAGGGTCGCAGAACAGGCCTGGGCCTCACGGGTGTCGGTGATACATTGGCATATCTAAACATCAGATACGGTTCAAAGGAGAGCATCCTCATGATTGAGGAGCTGTATCGTTCTTTGGCTGTCGCAGCCAACAAGAGCTCTGTGCAACTAGCTGTTGAGCGTGGTGCATTTCCCATCTGTGATGTCAGCAGAATGGTCAAACATCAATTCATTTCACGTCTGTTAGATGCATCAGACGCTGAGACACGAGCGGCATTCATGAAATACGGCCGGCGCAACATTTGTCTCACAACGACTGCTCCTGCTGGCTCTGTGTCTCTCATGACTAGGACGACGTCTGGTATTGAACCCGCATACATGTTGCAGTATGTGCGTCGTCGTAAGCTCACACAGAATGATGTCGGTATCCGTGTTGATTTTGAAGATTCGATGGGCGACAAGTGGCAAGAGTACGATGTTTTTCATCCTGGGTTCAAGCATTGGCGAGATGTTTCTGGCCTGACTGATGTTAAGAGCAGCCCGTATCATATGTCGACGTCGAACGACGTTGATTGGGTTGCATCTGTTGATGTTCAAGCAGTTGCTCAACGCTGGATTGAACATAGCCTCAGCAAGACGTGCAACCTACCCGCTAGCACAACGCGTGATGTCGTCGCTCAGGTCTATATGCGTGCATGGAAGACCGGTTGTAAGGGTTTCACTGTGTATCGAGATGGTTGCCGTGCTGGTGTTCTCGTTAGCGCTAAAACAAATGATGTTGCAGCGACGACAAAGACGACAAGGCCGAAAGAGCTTCCATGTGAGATTCATCATGCAAACATCAAGGGTGAGGCGTGGACGATACTAGTTGGCATGATTGATGAAAAGCCATATGAGATATTCGGCGGTTTATCAAGATTCGTTGAGATACCGAAGAAGTATGACAGAGGCCTAATCATCAAGAACGAAAGAAAGACGATGGCCGCGACATACGACCTACGCATATGCAATGGGTCTGATATTACAATCAAGGACATCGTTGAACAGTTTGATAATCCGAATCACTCTGTGATGACACGGATGATATCGCTTGCTCTTCGCCAAGGAGCGCCGATACAGCAGGTGGTTGAGCAATTGCAGAAGGGCGACCGTGATAGCGATATGTTCTCATTCGCTAAGGTGCTATCACGTGTTCTTAAGGGCTACATCGTTGATGGTGCAGAGACTGACATCGTCAAGAAGTGTGATAGCTGTGGTGGCACAAAGTTTCACTATAGCGAAGGATGTGTTTCATGTAGCTCGTGTGGGTGGAGTCGTTGCTAGATGCGATGCCTATTTAGTCAGTGGAGTGATTAACCCGATATGACGTTGATATCTGACCCAGACCTACTTCAAGACAGCGCAGCGAATGATAACTCAACAGAAGTGTATATCAACACATCTACCCTAACGATAAAGCTTGTCGTTGTCGGAGATTTATCGACTGATGGCGTCACTCTTAAGTGTCTGTATTCGTTCTTAAAGGAACAGTGGCGGAGTGACCCAAACTCGAAGAACCTAGCTGCTTTTCCTTTTCCGATGGTGCCCATCACTGATGAAAGCTTTGAGTTTGTTGATGGATGGGACCTGTTCAACGATACTGCTCGTTATCTTATTAGAACGGGTGGATGGACAGTAAGAAATACGTTAGGAAACGTTACACAGAGATGGTCAGGCATCATAGGACTTGGCACGATTGAGGCTAATGACCAGTTATACTTTCAGCAAGCAACAGGAACTCTAGGGTCGAACATTCAATTAACTGGTCAGGTTAATCAAGCAGTACAGGTTTTTAGAGACGATGACGGTGATGGAGTAACATCTGAGGGCTCTGACTACGACCGTCGAAACGTATTCAAGTTATTCGTTCGAGAACAAGCACAAACATACGATGATGCAAATCTCGTCGACATTGGTGTTTCGTCGATGGACTCGATTGCATATCGATTCCCCATTAGCACTGCGACTGACCTTAACATCACTGCAGCTGACACTGCGATATCATCATCTCAGCCGTATCAAAACATTCACATAAAGTACTTCAGCGCATCATATAAGAGAGACGTTGATACAACAAACAGTGAGAGGTCATTCGGCATCGTAATCGATGCAGGAACATGTTCTGGTCCTGATGGTTTTACGTCAGGAAGCACTCCGATATTTTCGTCATCGCTTGGAATCATATCAGCGTCGCTATACACGACTGGAACGCTCACAATCCACACTGGGTCTAATAAGGGTACATATTCTATTTTGGGAACGCCTGGCCCGTTTGGATTGACAACGACAACGAACTTTCCAAGCACATCATTTGGTCAGTCGTACACAATTCAACGTGCTGTGCCATTAGCACCCTCTGCAGAAGAGATATACGAAAAGGTACAATGGAGTCTTAGACAGAATGCTAACATCAATGTACAGACGGGTACATTGGGTGGAACATACGTTACTGGGTCAGTTGCTGATCTTTTGTTGAGATTCGTCGGAAGCACACTAGAGGCCGGAACGCTTAATCCTACGAATCCGCTGACTGGTAGCTCAAACGGTGGCGTAATCATTGAAGGGTTTAATAGCTCTGACACGAACAGACTGACATTTAGAGATAACGGTGGTACCGATAGAAGTTTCCCGTTCGTAGCAACGCTATCGTTACAGTTTGGTTCAAATCTTACTGCTGACGCTAGTGGTAGCTATTGGGTGTATTTTTCAGACCTTCCTGGAACAGGTAGCGATTTCGGAACATCAGGCGCCGTCATCGTCAATGATAACGCTGGTCTACGAATGTCAGGTAGCATTTTGGGTCAATCAACAATCACTAGAACGTTTAACTATGATGGAAACGTGCAGGGAGGTCGAACACCTGCGACAGATGCAACAATCACTGCAATCGCAATCGGTTTGAGCACTGGTCAGTATGTTAGAGCAGAAGGAACGATTGCAAGAAGCACGTCTAATACGATTTCACTTGTCGCTGCTCTAGAAAGAAATTATCAAAATCCTTGATGTTATAATGTTTAATGCATGACCACATATGCTATAACGACGG